TACAATTTGACCGAACAAGAACTAGAAGAACAGATCACCTCATTAATGGATAGGATGACAAGTGCCCAGACCAACCTAAAAGGAATTGCGTACACCATTCTGAATAAGAAGAGAGAAAACGTAGCGAAATGGTTGGATCGAGTTATCGACTGTCGCATAGCATGCGGCACTAGAGAAGCTCCTTTTTCACCTGTCATCGTTGGAGATTCGAACATTGGAAAGACCACATTGACCCAAATATTTTCGCGAGAGATCGCGGCACGAAACGGGTTCAATGGTGAGTCTCGATATCAAGCAGTCATTCAGGGAAACGACAAATTTTGGACGGCCTACAAAGGTTACACAAACGTCGTTATTTTGGATGATTTTGGAAACACGAAAGTTGAATATATGCAAGAGGACGAAGGTGCTAAGCAAATCATGATCAAAAATAATCAGATGTGCTATGCTCCCAAAGCCGGTGTGGAAGAAAAGGGACGCGTTCCCGTTCAACCTAAACTGCTACTTATCAACACCAACTCAGATACTATGCTGTCAAACATGTCAGTATGTCCGTATTCTCGTTATAGGCGAGGAGATATTTATATCCGAGCTCAAGTAAAAAAGGAGTTCGCGAGATACGTAAACGGAGAGAGGAAAAATGAGGTGGATGCAACCAAAGTGCGAGATATGTTTACAAAGGTTGATGAAGATGGAAACACACAAGTGGTTTACTCCACACTCCCCGACATGTGGGAGATTTCACTTCAGAAACCCTATGTTCGAGTAGTTAGCCAAGAAGGCGATATCACCAAAGCGAATGGAAAGAAGAAAGACAAGATTAGTTCTGTCCAATTTATGACAGTCACTGAACAAGTGAATGGAAATAGTACTTTATGCGAAAATTTGAGCATATTCGATGCTCTCGAGGTTGTTTGCCGCATGGCCAGCGATCATTACAAAGCGCAGAGGGGTATTGTTGCCATGACAAAGAAGATGGACACGGATTACACGTTGTGCGTCCACGGGTGTGGACAGAGTGAAGCTTATTGCTGTGCACGACAATGCAAGGGAAGATTGGAAAGTCAAGGTATTTTGGAGTACACATCGGTGCATCTGGCACAAATAATTTGGAAATATGGGAAGTTTATACATAACAGCTTCTTTGATAGTCTACAATTGTTAGAGACATCGATAATTACAGCAAGTACCAAATGGTTGGTCAAACACTATGACGATTTTTGTAATGATGCATTTTTTGAAATATCTACATGGGTTCCTGCTTCGATAATGGACACTAGCTACGGAAAGGCCGTCGCTTATTTGTGTTTTCAGAAGGAGCTTAGGAAAATATATGTTACGCAACTGGGGTTGCGAGTTTTGTTGCCAGCAGGGTTAGGTTTATTGTTACCTTGCTTGGCTTATTTATATAGTAGTTTAATAGTTTTTGTATGTTTTTTAGTGAATGGCCTGTTATTTTTATGGGTCTCTTTATGTAAGTACCGACAGTTGTCGGAATTAGTACGAGAGGAACTCCTCAAAGAAATCGGGGAGAGGAAGGATGCGCTGCATCCAGTTGCGTTAGCAACACGTGAAAGGTATGGGAAATATCTAGTCTATGGAGTAGCGGCAGCCACATCAATTTTGGTTGCCTTGAAGGTATTGCGAGTCTTGCAGTCGTTTTCAGAAGACAAACCAGAAAGTCTGTTACAGCCGAATGGCATGGCGGATGTGTTCAACAGAGACAAACTTCCAAATGAATGGATGGGAGTCACAATGAGCAAACTTGGTAAAGGAACGGCAACTGAAGAGCAAGTTCGCGCCACAACAAATAGGAATTTATACACTGTAGTTGTGCGAGGTGAAAACACCCAGGCGCGCAGCTGTGCACTTGTCATCACGAATGGTCTAATAGCGATACCCAAACACAATTTAGTGAACGGGTGGAAAGAAATGACCGTATCGCGAGGAAGTGTCAGTGTTACGATACCACTGGATAACGCCAATGTTTATCAGTGTCCTGAAAAGGATATTGCATTTGTTTACAGCGGCAAGATACAAGGGATTGATTTGCGCAAGCATTTTCGTCTCAAGGATGAGAATACGAGTATTATGGGTGTATACCCTTCTCCTATTTCTTATGTTTATCGTGATCCAGAGGGAGAAACTACCGTGCAAACGACACATGGCTATTGGAGCAGTGCAATTGCAGCAACGGCAGGAGAATTCCCCGGGTGGAAATACACATTGGAGCAGGACTCATTTGTTGGGTCCTGCGGGGCTGCGCTAGTAGTGCGCGATCATATTCAGTGGAGGATTGGAGGAATCCATCTCGCTGGTAATGGTTTGCGTGGTGCTGGTGGCAGTATATGCTTGGATGACATTAACAATGCTCTGAAGAGTTTTCACAAATTTCCTGACATAGCAGATCAGCAAAAGATTTCCGAGAAAATTATTGGAGATCCGGATGCGCTAAAACTGCAAAGCAATCCGTCAGAAACTTCGCCATTAGCATGGTACACAGGCACGAAGCAATTCGAATACCTGGGATCGTGTAAAGGTGAGTCATCATTTTATTCTGGGGTTAAACCTAGTTTGATTACGGATTCAGTCACGAAAGTGATGGGCATCCCAAACAATTTTGGGCCACCGCGGGCACGTCCCTGGTGGAGACCATATCATTTAGACTTGGAGAAAAGGTCCAATCAACCGGTTGGATTCAAATTAGGTGAGCTGCTTGAAGCTCGCGGTGAATATGTGCAGACATTTGTCACTGCTTACCAATCTCTTAGTGATGATATCAAAGCTCACACGTTGAAGAAACCATTGACTGGAAGACAAGTGATGTTCGGTGAACCTGGATATCGCTTTGTCGACCGAATGAATTTTAAGAGTGCTTTAGGCTTCCCTTATACGGGGGCTAAGAGTAAGTATTGCGTCATAGAAAATGATGAGATAGTTGATTTTCTTCCCTGGATTTGGGAGGAGGTGAATGCCGTAGGTGCCACACTGTGTGATGGCAAACGTGCTTATCAACCATTCAAAACTTCATTGAAGGACGAAATCACAAAACAATTCAAAGATGATGGTACTGAAAACACAAAAGTGCGTGTATTTACATGTGCACCAATTACGCTACAGATTCTAATTCGGAAGTATTATTTGCCTGTTGCAGCAATATTGTCTCGCTTACCTTTGGTGAGTGAACAAGCTGTAGGCATAAATGCTTCGGGTCCCGACTTTGATGAATTAATTACATTCATTAAAAAGAACGGGGATGAAACTGGCTATGTTGCCGGCGATTTTTCCAAATACGATTTGGGGATGTCAGCCGATGCAATTCTAGCGGCGTTCGGTGTTATGAAAGATATTGCAGCTGAGTGCTTGGATTACACAAAGGAAGATTTGTACATGATGGACATGATAGCTAATGAAGTTGCCAATCCCGTCATTGCATACAATGGTGAGATGATCCTGATGACAGGGAGCAATCCCTCTGGTCAGAATATGACAGTCTATATTAATGGAATAGTCAACTCTCTCTACCACCGATGTGTTTACAACCGCTTACGCGATGAATATGGTTGTGGGGGAACTTTCTCCACCACCTGCAATGCCACCTTTTATGGAGACGATAGCTTATTTGCACCTAAGAAAGGATACGAACATGCGATGCATTTTAATAATTTGTCTCGCGTTTTCAAGTCTGTTGGGATCGGTTATACGCCAGCGAACAAGTCGGACAGCAGTCCTGATCTTGTGGAGATTGATGAAATTGATTTCCTTAAGCGAAAGCCGGTTTTTAATCCTGACCTTGGAGTGTACATGGGAGCATTGGATGTGAATTCCATTGCAAAATCGTTGCATTGTTCAGCAAGTGACACGTTACCCCCGGATGTTGCATCTGGTGTGAACCTAGACGGTTCTATCCGAGAGATGTTTAATCACGGGGAAGATGCTTATGAAGCATGGAGGCAGAAGGTTAAAGTTATAGCGTCTGAGCACAACATTGCTCCGCTAATCTTAAATCTTGATGTCTCGTATCGCCAGTATTTGGAACGGTACAAAGATAAATACTTCTTCCAGCGGGATGAAGTGGATGGAGCGGGTTTTACCGAAATTCCTCTATCCGACCCCGAAGGTCTATAAACTTGTCGTAAGTGCGAGAATCCGTTGCATTGGGGCTAAACAGGATTCTTTGGTATATGGACACCATGTTGCATGTAGGGAACCAACACCTTTTTGTATATATAGGCTTTGCCATCGTAGGTTATTTGTTTTATTTAGAGCAGGCTTGACCAGCCAATAACGTTGGACGACCCTGGAGATTAATACTCCTTTAGGTGTTCGTTGCAATTTGTATTACCAACAATTCATTTATATTAGAAAATTTTGAAGAAAGTCTTATCTTGTATTCACATTCCGAAGTAGTGGAAAGTGGAACGACTGGTAAGCAGGGCATCACAACTTTTGATGACCTAGACGCAGGTTATGGTATGGAAATTACCTCGCGTCGAGACGAGACATACGACTCTGTGGTGAGCGATGATGCTAAACTCGGCGATTTTATGAAACGTCCTGTGTTAATTTACAGTGACAGATGGTCGACTACAGCACCCACAGCAGTCAATGCTACATTCAATCCGTGGAAGTTATTCTGCGAAGACCCTGCGGTTCTTGAAAAGTTAAAATATTTCAACAATCTCAGTGGTAAATTGGTTGTTAAGTTCATGGTCAATGGAAATTCATTTCTCTATGGTCGCTTGATGTGTTCATACGAACCTGTTCCAGATTTTAATGATTTGTCGCTAGGCAATCTAACGGAACGGGATTACGTGTTGTTCTCCCAACGACCTAAGATATTTTTAAATCCAACCACAAATGAGGGTGGATCAATGCACTTGCCATTCTTTTGGTACAACAATTACCTGAATATTCCCGCTTCCGAGTGGGATCAAATGGGTGAAATTACGTTGTCGGCTATAGCGCCTCTCTTACATGCATCCGGTGAAGACCAAAGTGTCTCAGTAACCGTGTATGCCTATATGGAGGAGGTGGTGTTGGCTACACCAACTGCATTGCAATCGCAAAGTGAAATTTTATACTCTCATGCGAAACAGACTAGTGTAACAAAAAAGGACGAATATGGAACTGGAATCATATCCAAGCCCGCTTCGTCTTTAGCAGCAGCAGCTGGATGGCTAACGAAGATGCCAACAGTTGCACCATACGCTCGAGCAACGCAAATGATTGCTTCGTCCGTTGGAGAATGTGCTCGCTTATTCGGCTACTCACGACCGCCATATATAGATGGTGTAAAGCCGGTAAAGATAGTAACAGCTTCAGCTTTTGCCACAGTGGATCAAGAGGATGGCCCTTTAAAGCTAACCCTTGATTCTAAGTGTGAAACGACAATCGATGCACGCACAGTTGGACTCTCTGGAGACGACCACATGGGTATTTATGATATTGCTCAGAAGGAAAGCTTTTTGACTTCTTTCGATTGGGCAACTTATGAACAAGGTGATATACCGGGAACTACGCTGTTTTCGGCTAATGTCACGCCCTCTTTGTCAAATAACGTTGATGCCGATGAAGTGAACATGACTCCTATGGCTATGATGTCACAGTTGTTTACGTTCTGGCATGGAACAATCGTTATGCGATTTCAAGTAGTCGCTTCCAACTTCCACAAAGGTAGGTTGAGAATTCAATATGATCCGCAAGGTGTTACCTCGCTGGATGAAAATAAACAGTACACTGAAATTATTGATATTGCTGAGACGCGAGATTTTGAGATTTCCATTGGATGGGGTGTTTCCCGTCCTTTTCTGAACATTGCCCGGGTGGGGCAATTAGTAGGTGGAGATCACATCGAATATCGTGAAAATGCAGTGATTCCGTTGTCGACGCAGTCCAACGGACAGATCAGAATTTCTGTGCTGAATGAGTTAACGGTGCCTGGTGATCCTAACACCGCATCAACAGCTCCGCCCATTCAAATGAATGTTTTTGTTAAAGCTGGAGACGACATGAAGTTTAGTGTCCCCAACGCATCATACATTGACGATTTGTCTCTTACGCCGCTGATTTCACAGTCAGATATAACGGTATTGGAGTCACACTCTGAAGTCACAACAGATGCTACAACAGATCATTCTAGTATGGAAAATAAACCTGGAGAAACATTGAGTAAACAGTTAAATCCTGAGAACTCCCGATCAACAGACCACTTAACTGAGGTGTTTTTCGGTGAACATGTTACATCCCTTCGCGATTTATTTCGCCGTTATAGTTTTCATACCGCGTGGGCGTTACCCCCCGTCGGAGCCAACACAGTTGGAGGTAACGATATTAGGAATAAAGTATTTCCCTTTCACAGAGCGTCTTTTGCCACAACAGCTGGCATACGCGAGGTTGCCACCGGGGTCGAGAATTACTCGATTAATCCCGCCACAACTATCCCGTTGACATATTGCTCCCCGGCTTTCGTCGGGTGGAGAGGTTCCATTCGCAGGAAAATGGTAAATAATGCAGAAGCAGGTAGTAATACTCGAATGATGGTTCCACGCCGTCTTCCGTATACAGCCGCTCTTCCTGAGGTCGTGCCCTTCACAATTGATAGTGAACTTGAATATTTCACTGGTGGTAGTTTCACCCGCTTTGCTGCGGCTGGACAGGAGCTCCTCTACACTCGCAATAATGCTTGTGTTGAGTTTGAGAACCCATACTATTTAAACCAGCGATTTTCGTCCACAAAGAAATTATTGGCACCGATCATCCAGTCTGAAACCCTTGTCGTTTCGGATTTTGTGCAAAGCGCTGCTGCGCAAAACACAACCAAGTACGTATTAGATTACGTTTCAACAGGAGAAGATTTCACACTCTTTTTCTTTTTAAACTGTCCCAGGTTTTACCGGTGGGAAATTCCACTGGACAGTTAGTGCCAAATGCTAATGGAAATAGCACACTCGCTTGAGTTATACGGAGGTATAACGAGGTCAGGACCCGACCGACTAGGCGCGAGAATAAATATAGTCTTGTATGAGCTTGTGCGTTGCACAAGGAGTCTCTTTAAGAGAAAAGATCGTAG